GCGAATTCGAGATCGCCGCATCAACCCAGGACTCATAGATCGTGCCGCCTGGGATCGCGCGCTCCATCAGCATTTCGCTGACTTGCTCTGCAATCGATTGGCGCGTCGACGACGCATCGACCACCAGATTGTTGATCGCGATCTGCAGCGGGAATGGAATCGGTGCGACCACAAACGTGTCTTTGACTGCCACCGGCCGCTTGGTGTCGAGATAGGCCTGCACCGCGGCCACGTCCTCAGTCAGCGGAATGCCGTAGTTGTCAGCTCGCAGCTCGTCCATCATGAAGCGAACCGTGACAGTGCCAATTCCTTGCTCAAGGGGCGCGCACCAGGCGCGAGTCACGCCAGGCACCGCGAGCGCCCACTGTTCCCAATCGCTAGCATCGCCGCCCATTGGCGGTTGCTGTATGCGTTTTAAAATGCGCGCGCGGAGTTCATCGTCGGTCTCGACATCAGCGCCGCCGCTCATATCGGCGATCAGCACCGTGGGATCCTGACCCTGGACAGGCGCAACCCATGACAGAGTTGAACCGGCCAATAGATTGCCCGCGGAGCCCGGATCGAGCGCGCGCACCGGGATCGACACCGGCGCTGCCGATAAGATCACCGTCTGCGTAGTTTCGTAGGCCAGTCCTCCCGCCTCGGTGAGCTGGGAATACTGCGCGACAATGATGCCAGGCGTGCCAGTCGCAGCGACATGGCCAATGGCGAGCGTCGCCTGTTTCCGACCGACAGTGCCGTCTGCATTCACCAACCAGATGGCACCATGCCGGTCGAGCCAGACCGCCTCAGCGGTGTCGGGAAGGAGCTGCTTCGCAAGCCAATCAATATATTGCAACGTCAGATGGCACAGTCCGCCCATCGCGTCCGCGAGCACGCGCAGAATTGAATTCGGGACGTTCGCGTCCGAACCAGGCAGCGTCGCCCTGATCGCGTCGCGCACGAAGGAGCGCACGTCGCGCAATGCTGGGGTAGACCATGGCATGATGTGTTAGCCCGCTGAGGAGGCGATGAGCTCGTCCCACAGGATCTGATAGCGCAGTTCAATATTCGGCAGCGGTCCGCGAGAGATCTGGATCAAAGCGTCGATCTCCTGCGGCGGGATCAGCGTCGTATAGACATCGAAGCGCGAGAACACGCCAGCCTGAACGAAAGGTTGGAGAGCTTCCATGATGTAGAAGCGAACGCGCGCGACGGTCGCGCCTGGAGGTCCGTTGCCGCGGTCAAGAATTTTCGAACGCGACAGCGTCCATAAACGACTGCCGATAGGCCAACCGCCCCAGATGGCTTCCGCATCCATGTCCGCCCACCATCCCATACGGTCAGTCGAATCCGGGTCGGGCAGTTCGTCATTGGCATCGGCCAGGCGGTTGGTGCCGAGCGCCACGCAGATCGCGGTGGCGAGTGCTTGCGTATCATCGAGCCTGCCATCGAGCAGCAGACTCCAATCCATCGTGACGTTATATTTCGGGAAGAACCGATTTTCGCGCAGCCTGACGTCTGGGACGCGACTGGCCATTATGGGAGCCTTCCGTACACATTCTTTGTGGGACCGGCGAGCGTCAGCACTTTCGACATGGGATGCTTTCTAATCGTGCCGCCGAGGTACTGCTTTTCAGCACTGCAATCGATGTGATGCAGTATGTCGTCGTCCTCTTTCGACTTCCCATCGATTACGTTTTTCTGACTTGATCTTCTATTTTCGGACTGAATGACGTGCGTGAAATCCTTACTGTCCGCGCCAGCTCCTGCAACGGCCTTCTGTCCGGTCGGCTTGTTACCGCCCTGCGATGACTGCGAACCAGAACTTGAGCCAGAGCCGCCGCTGCTGCCGTCGCGCGCTTCTACTGACTCGCCAAGTTTTAGATCTAGTTCGTGTTCTAGTTCAGGTTCTAACCCGGCCCACAGCCGCGCTCGAATTCTAGGTTCGAACGTGGCGTACAAGTTTCGCTTTGCTTGACTTGCTTTGGCTTGGTTCTGTGGCGGATTTGCTGCGCCGCTGCCCTGTGGCACCAGCTGCATTCGCACCTTCTGCGGTGCCGAATGATACATGCCATCGCCGGTCAGATGGATTTGCATGTCATCATCTTTGGTCCGGTGCACCGCACTATCGCCTGGCGATAGTCCGCGCAGCCGATGCCGCCGGTCGTCCATGGGGCCAGCGACCGGGAAGCTCCGGTTGCCGCCTGAATAACTGATATGATTTTCGGCGCTGCCACTGATCTTGCCATCCGGTCCCTTATCAGCTGGCATAGACACCGAGGTGTGGCCGTAATTCTGCGGCGACTCCACAGCGTCTCGGGCCTCGCTGTTCATCATCTGACCCGAGTGCTCTTGCATCAGTGTGTTGTCGTTGATGGTATCGACAATACCGCGCGAGCCGCCCGATGAATAGGCGCGCATCGACGTGTTGTTCGGTGTGGCTTTGTGCATGTGTTCCTACCTAGCCGGAATGATTGGATTGTCGACGCCGGTCGGAGTGCCCGGTGCACCAGGCTGCGTGCTTGACGGTTGCGCTGGTGCCGTCGTCGCCGCTCCGGGCGGCGACTGCGACGTCGTCGGATTGCCTGGGTTGTATCCAGGGCGGTCGCCGAGCAGCCAGGGCACCACGAGATCGAGCGTCGTCGTCGTCCCGCTCTTGCTGTCCTGCATGAAAGTGGCCTGTTGGATCTTCAGCACCTGATGCAGCATCGCCATGTCCGATTGGACATAGACATTATCGCCGACCGTCCACAGCGAGCCGTGCGCCCGCAGCCATCCCTGCACCGTGACTTGCGCCGTGACCGAATAACCCTCGTGCCAGCGCGCTTCGTAGTTGGCGCGCTTTTGCGCGTCATCTTCATCGCCTGGATGTTCGCCAGGCGTCAAACTGAAACTCGGATAGCAGCCGGTACCCTGCGCTATTTTGATGATCTGACTATCGGCTGACCCGCTGCTCTGATCGCTGCCAGCCTTCTGCATACTTGCAGCGTAGTGACGGAATTTTGGTGCAACATCGATAGTGCAATTGCAGCGTAGAATGTTCACACCCTCGATGAGATCGCTCACAATCGGCTTGGTATGCTGGCCGATCAGCAATGCGCTTCCATCCGCATCGGTGCCGAGCACTATGCCTTTCTCGCGCGCAATGCGCTCGAGGAAGTCCCAAATCGTTTCTCCGTATTGCGCCGACAGCTTCTCATACGGCTTCGTGTCCAATTGCCCGACGACTTTGATGTTCATATTGTACGGTTCCATGACCTTGCGCGCGATTTGCTCAAAGGTCATGCCGTCAAAATTCATCGTGTCGGTCCAGACACTCGACTTGTGTCCCCAGTAGGTGAGACTGACGCCGCTCAATTGTACGCCGTGGCTATTCGCGTCGTAGACCGTCTGGCGCGTCAGGATCATGCCGTTGATTGCCATCTGGCCGCCGAGCGTAATCTGACAAAAGTCACACGGCTTGAATTGCGTCTGCGTCCAATACTGCGGCATCGGATCGCGCTCGACCGCAGTGAATTTGAACTGATGAAACGCCTCGTGCCAGCGGTGTCGAACCCACACCGATTCCCAATCTTGAAACGTCTGACCGTTCACCGTGAGAACGGCGATCTCCTCTCCGTTTGGCATGAATAGCTCAACTGCTTGCTAGAGCTTTACCGGTCGGCGGGCAGAACGCCGGGTGAACGATCTTGTTGCCGTTGCGGATGGCGTCGGCATTGCTGGCGTCGCTATAGAGTCGCTGCGATAACAGCAGGCTCGGGAACACGTCGGCAAACCAATAATTCAGCATCTGCGGCAGCGGCAGTTCTTTCTGGCACAGATAATTTATCAGCGCCGACCAGAGCCGGATGATGGGCATGAGGTTGGTCTGGTCCATATCATCCGCGGCAATTTCCTCGGCCGCTCGGAACGGCAACGTCATCGTATACTTGACAGCATCGACGTCCTCACGACTGAGAAACTGCATGTTGATGATGATCGAGCACTCAATCGCCAGGCACAATCTGATGCCGAGATTTTGGGTCGCCACGCCGCCGAGTGTCGTCGGTTGCTCTGCCTCGAGAAACACACGCACCGAGGCCATCTCTGGTTGCGTTGCTCCAGCAAGCCAGATCAGCTGAAAACATCTATCCAGCGACCACGCGATGTTGTCGTTGCGCGCCAGCGTGTATGCGCTCGCGACCAGATCGCCACAGGCCGTGCGCGCATCCGAGGCCGCGCGCCCATAGGACGAGACGGTGGCCAACAGGTTTTGGCACAATCGAATAATGATGCCTGCCGACTCGAGCGCCTCGGTCTTATCCATTTTATCTTCGTCTTCTGCTCGCTGCGGACGGGTTAGGAGTTCCACCAATTCCAGAGACTATCTCGTCCGGCGGTGTCGTATCCGGCGTTCCCGGCGGAAGCGGTTGGTTTCCCGACAGATTGTTGAGGTCCGGTACCCATGGCTGGTTAGGATACACCTGCTGGGCGCGCAAATTGTCGACCGCGGCCTGCACCGCAGTGTAAGCGTCGGTCGTGTACTGAAACGGTTGCAGACCATACTCGATGAATTCCATGTCGAAGGTGCAATAGCCGCCCTGCTTCTCGCTTTCCGTCAATCGCCACCGCTGGCAGTAGCAATAGAGCGGCGGCATCGTGTGGATCTGCAGCCAGCCAGGATTGTTGCTGTCGAGCGCGAGCGCGAGCTCATCGCGGCCGCGCGTATAGTCCGTCGTGTTCAGAACATTGTCTTGGCTATCAAAGGGGAACGTCGCGAAGTACCCGCGGACGGACCACGTGATCGCCTTGTGCCCCATCGACTCCGCATAGGGCAGCATTTTCTTCGGAAATTCGTGCTCGACCATGCGTAGGCCACTCTCGACGCTGCTGGTCTC